CCTGCTTTTTTCCCCCGCGAGGTGTTTTTCGAGGTAAAATCTATATTTGAACTCGGTTTGATGGAGTGAGATGGCACATTCAAGGTGGGGAAACTAGGGAGGTGTTCGGTAGATGTCTGATACAAGTGTAGACGAAGTCGGTGCTAAGTTCTCGGCTCCCATCTCTAGGCTCGGTATGGAGGACAAGTTAATCGCCTTGGCTTATAAGAGAGCTCAGGAACAGCTTAGAAAAGGGACCGTTAGCTCTCAAACTTTGAATCATTTTTTAGAATTAGGTACAGCACGACAACGAGTGCTTCTTGAGAAAGCACAGCTCGAGAATGAGTATCTTCGAGCTAAGATTGAAGCCGCCGATGCCGCTTCTCGTCTCGAAGACATGTATGATGGTGTTCTCGAAGCGTTACGAGGTTACAAGGGGTCTGACTGATGGAGACTTTACGAACTTACACATATTTGTCAAGACTCAAAACCTTTCAAGATCGTTTTGCTTATCTCCGCTTGGAGTATAACCACAATAGAATTGTGTTTGGCGGTCTTCGATATTTGAACCAACGGTTTTACACTTCATCTGAGTGGAGATCGGTTAGACAAGAAGTGATTGTTCGAGACCGTGGTTGTGATTTGGGTTTATCGGATTTTCCCATCGATAGCGGGGCGGTAGTTTACGTTCATCATATGAATCCGATGTCGATTGAAACTCTTTACCACGATGCTACGGATTTGTTAAACCCAGAGTATCTGATAACTGTTTCTAAAAGAACCCACGATGGCATTCACTTCGGTTTCCGATTATTTGAAGAAGACTATGCTCCACGACGAGAAGGAGATACTATGTTGTGGTAAGAGGAGATGTTCGATGGACGAAACTATATTAGGTTATGTAAAGGCAGTCTCTGGTGTTGGGACAGCCATCTTTGACTATGAACTGTTGGCGGCTATCAATGTCGCTGTCAGTGCATTGTCTCAAATTGGAGCAGCTGTTTATGACGGGCTCGTAGTTGACGCTCAGACTGAATGGCCTGATTTTCTTGGCAACACCGACGTCGAGAACTTGACAAAACAATACGTTGTGGTAAGAACAACTGCGATTTTTGATCCGACAGCATCTGCCACAATTAAAGAAACTCGTGAGGTTTATAGTCATGAGTTGGAATTCAGAATTTCGTCAGCCGTCGATTACGACGACCAATCATAGCATAAGGAGAGAACCATGACAGTACAGATTGACATCAATGGGAGTTTTGAACAAGGTTGGACAACCCTTCCCCCGTACCCAGGTACAAACTTGAGAAACCAGGTTCCGAAAAAGTGGAGTCTCACCGTCGTTGAACCCGGGGCTTTTCTGCCGGCGTCCAAAGACCGCGCTACCGGGTACCCCGAATGCGTCCACAAGCTTTGCAAACAATTACCGCCTGAAGAATGTGCCGGCGGATCGAATGCGCTGATTCTTGACGGCGACGCTGTCTACAAAATCTTTAGCGCCCAAGAAGCGTACGGCGTCACCCTGTCCCAAACGGTTAAGGGGTTGCGGAACTATGTTGGCACCCACTATTCGTTCTCCGTTCCGGTTAACATTCACAACCAACACAACAACCAAGACCCCTATGGGGCCGAAGTGTATGTCGGTGTAAACGGTACCGGCGGTTGGTATCAGATTGAAGACTTTGTCGACCGCGAATACAGCACGGTCGTTGTGGACGGCCTCCTTGACCGTTCCTTCGCTTTCCTCGAGATCATCGTAAAGTCCAAATGGGAGCAGGGGATTGATTTCTTCATCGACAATGTTCAGTTCACCTTGTCTGGTGTTCATCCGCCGGATGGCTGTGTGGACGAACGCGTCCAAAAGCTCGAATCCATAATCTTCGATCTCGATAGCCGTTTGACCGCGATGGAAAACGAGAACGTTCTTTCTGATTCCGCTCTTGAAGAGACCAAAGAAGAAGCCGGAAGATGTAAAGAGCTTGTCGGAGAACTCGGCCGTGTCGTTGACGGCATTGCTATTCGGGTTACCGGGGCTCGTATCGATATTTCCAACATCAAGGGTCGCATCGCCGACCTGGATGATCAGAACCCGGAGAAAACCGCATGAGTATCGACATCCATGCTTACTGGACAAACGAAACTGGCGGATGTATCACAGAACAATTAAGCACCGGCCCAACGCAGGATGTCTGGTGTCATTCGACAGGAGCTATTCAAAAGGGCAACACTGTAGAAGTGTGGCAGCTGGTAGACCATGGAATTGTACAAATCGGAGATACGTCCCCTGGGCCGGACGCGCAAGGTACTCCTCGCTATTACCTGATTAACCATGGCGATGGTACTTTGTGGGTTCCGAGATACGTCGACGTGGGGATGAGTTATCACGACGGTGGACATCATGTACAGTTTCACGCCATGTCCGATTGTCGAACGCTTCCGCAGAATTCTGGAGAAGCTTCCGTGACGGTAGCTATTATCTCAGTCGGCCCAAGAACCTTCAACGCCTTTGGTCAGAACCTTACTTTCAACGATGTTCTGACTCTTAACGGTAACGGGGAAACTCATTACTTTGGACGTGGGTATGGTCGGCTCGGGTGGACAATCCCCGGGGCATTTAGCGAGGTTGTAGAGATTCATCAACCCGGCGAGCGCACTCCGCCATTAGCAAACATTCCCTCCTGCTCGGGATTGATATATTAAGGAGGTTTTTATGACCACTGTAAAACATTTCGGTGTTAAAGGTATGAAGTGGGGTGTCCGGAACGATCGTTCTTCTTCGGGTGGCTCGAACTCCAAACCAACTCTCACAAAAGAAGAAAAAGCTCGGGCGAAAAAAATGAGCGGCGCACAAATGACCGAGGCTCTTCGGGATTATGAGAAGAAAACCGGAAAAAAGGGCGGCAACAAGGATGACGTGAATATCGCCATTTCGGATTACTTAAAAAAGAATCAGACCGTTGGAAAGACTGCCGCGCAGAAGAAAAAGAAAACCGTGAGCGAGATGTCTAATGACGATTTGAAGAAACTTGTCGATCGTATGGATCTCGAACGTCGATATTCTGCTTTGGCGGCTCAGAAGGAGACCAAGAGCGTTGCGAGTCGAGGCCGAAATTGGGTGTTGGAGGTAGCAACAAGGTCTATGAATGATGTTGCTGTAAACACCGTACGAACGCAGATGCAAAGGGGTGTTAATGCAGCCATCGACAAACTTCCTTCCCTGATAGAGGATGCTATGCGCGCTGGCGGAAAGAACGATCCGTTTAGTTAAGGAGATATTTTATGTCAACATTACATCACTATGGGGTTAAAGGTATGAAGTGGGGGGTTCGGAAGGATCGTTCTTCTGGAAAATCTACTTCTAGTTCTTCTACATCTAAGAAAGGGAAACGAAAGTTAAGCCCTGAAATGGAGGCCAGAGCAAAAAATCTGTCATCTAAGGAAGTTGTGGAAGCCATGCTGGATTACGAGAAGAAAACCGGTAAGTCTGGTTGGAACAGTACGGACGGGGTTGTCGCGTTCGAGGATTACTTGACTAAGAACCCTAAAGCCGGTCTTACGAAGAAAAAACCCCCGGGACCTCGTACTCTTACGAAAGAAGAAAACGCCCGTGCGAAAAAAATGACCTCAAAACAAACCGTTCAGGCACTCAAGGATTATGAAGCTAAAACGGGTAAAAAAGGCGCTAATAAAGCAGACATAATCGCCGCTTATTCTGATTATTTGGCCAAACACCCGGAGATTGGCGCCGATGTTAACAGTACAAATTACCAGAGCAATCCGGTAAAAAGGTATGGGTCGAATTACGTCCAATATCTCAAAACTGTTTTCTCGTAAACCCGGAGGTGTAGAATGTCTGAGCCATCGAACACGGCTATTCCAGAGGAGTATGCTCGTTTTAGACAAGCAGTCATGCGAGGGGATATTCCGGTTTGTTTAGAGATCTCACAAGAGATGAATCGCATTGATGCTCGGATTGATGACCCAGATCTTTTCTATGACCGAAGAGTTGTCGATGGATTCATTTTGTTTTGTGAGAACGAAATGACAAAAACAGACGGCTCTTCATTAACTGTACTTGCTTCATTCCGATTATGGGCAGAACAGTTGTATGGTTGGTACTATTACGCCACACGCAGTATCTATAAAGTAAGTGACAGCGGCGAAGGATATTTTGTTGAAGAAGAGTATTTAAAACGACTCATCAGTAAACAGTATTTGATCGTCGCTAGAGGCGCTGCGAAATCTATGTATGCGGCCTTTGTTCATGCATATTCTCTAATTATAGACGGCGAAACAACCCATCAAATAGCAACTGCTCCTACTATGAAGCAAGCCGAAGAAACACTTAGTCCTATACGAACAGCTATTATTCGTTCCCCCGGTCCATTGTTTAAATTCTTAACAGAAAAAACTATGACTGAAAGAACGATGACATCTGGTCCGAGAGAAATGTTAGCATCGACCAAGCGTGGTATCGAGAGTTTTATTACCGGGTCAGTGTTAGAAATTCGTCCGATGTCAATAGCTAAGCTTCAGGGCCTTCGACCGAAGGTCTCTACCGTTGATGAGTGGCTTTCTGGTGATACTCGTGAAGATGTTATTGGCGCGATCGAGCAGGGCGCGTCGAAACTTGACGACTACATCATATTAGCTATAAGTTCCGAAGGTACTATACGGAACGGCAGTGGTGACTCCATTAAGATGGAGCTGAAAGCAATTCTGAACGGTGAATACGACGATCCCCACACATCTATATTCTACTATAAACTAGATGATGTAAAAGAGGTTGGTATTCCCGATCTATGGATTAAGGCTAATCCAAACATAGGATTGACTGTTTCTTACGAGGCTTATCATCGAGATGTGGATAGGGCCGAGAATGTTCCAGCGGCTAGAAATGATATTTTAGCCAAGAGATTTTGTCTTCCCATGGAAGGCTTCACGTATTTCTTTACCTATGGAGAGACATTACCCCATTCGAAAAGATCCTTTAGAAACATGTCGTGTTCTATGGGCGTTGACTTATCTCAAGGGGACGATTTCTGTTCATTCACTTTTATGTTTCCGTTACGCGGTCCTGGGTTTGGTGTGAAATCGTTGAATTTCATAACCGACCGTACTATGCGTTTACTCTTACCCGCGGCTCGTTTAAAGTATGAAGAGTTTCTCCAAGAACAATCGCTGATTGTAATGGAGGGTTCTGTCCTTAACATGACCGAAGTATACGAGGTTATGGAGGAAGAGGTTGAGTTCAGACGTTATGATATTTTAACGATGGGGTACGATCCGTACAATGCAGAAGCCTTTGTAAAACTATACGAGGCTGATTATGGTGAGTTCGCCGTCGAAGTTGTACGTCAAGGTGTCAGAACAGAATCTGTTCCGTTGGGCGAAATTAAGGCTTTAGCAGAGGATAGATTACTATTCTTCGACGAGTCTATATTCGAGTATGCCATGGGTAACACTATGGTTCTGGAAGATACCAATGGGAACCGTAAACTGTACAAGCGACGTTACGAAGCTAAAATAGATCCCGTAAGTGCGTTAATGGACGCTTATGTAGCGTTTGTACGCCATCGAGAACTATTCGAATAAGGAGGTATTATGGCCGGATTTGCAGATAGGCTAAAAACCTCATTCAACGTTTTAATGAATCGAGTTGGTGAAGTGCAAGACGACTTTCAGATTATGACTGGTTCTTATGCGCCAACTACGCATATAACATACCAGAGTAGTGATGCTGTATTGGCACCAATAATTACCAGGATCGCTGTCGATGCTGCAACTTTTCCGATTCGTCACATCGATGTTGATGAGAATGGCGTGTTTCAACGAATACGTCAAAGTGAGCTTAACGACCGTTTTTCGGTCCAAGCTAACATAGATCAAACAGGCGTTGACTTCATACTAGATGTAGTTACGACAATGCTCAACCAAGGCGCCTGCGCTATGGTTCCGATAGAAGTCAGCACAAACCCAGGTGTAACGGCGTCCTACGACATTTTGTCCTTACGGACCGGTGTCGTTCAGGCTTGGAACACTAAAACAGTTGAACTTGACATCTATAACGATCAGGACGGTATACGAGTTAGTAAAACTTTACCGAAAACGTATGTCGGCATAGCATACAACCCCTTCTACAGTGTTATGAACAAGCCAAACTCGACTTTAAATCGGTTGAAGATGAAATTAGCTATGCTGGATGCCGCAGACAACAAAGCCGGCTCACCAAACTTAGATTTGATTCTTCAACTCCCATTCGCTATCAAATCGTCTCGGAAGCAGCAAGAAGCTATCGCCAGACTGGCATTAGTTGAGCAGCAGCTTAATCAGAGTCGTTATGGCATCGCTTACATAGGTGCTAATGAGCGAGTGACTCCGTTGAATCGGCCTGTTGCTAACAACCTGATGGATCAAGTGCAGTGGTTGACTGAGATGTTGTATAAGCAACTTGGGATTACTCCTGATGTCTTTAATGGTACGGCTGGCCCAGAAGAGATGTTGCTCTACTACAACAGAACCATTATGCCAATCTTAAGTTCGGTTACGGGTGCCATGCGAGTTGCGTTTCTGTCTAAGACGGCGATTAGTCGTGGTCAGGACATTAGGGCGCTTCCGAATTTATTCAAAATGGCAGACTTAAACACAATGGCCGAAGCAGCCGATAAGTTTACTCGTAACGAAATTTTATCCACAAACGAAGTTCGAGCCGCGATGGGTCTTGAACCAGCAGCAGACCCTGGCGCAGACGAACTACGTAATAAGAACCTGAACCCGCCTTCCTCGGAACCCGAGGTAAAAGAGCCGGTTCCTGAAGAAGGAGGCTAATCTTGTCTCAGACTTATGATTTTATCGGAGTCGCGACGAAGTACGATGTCAAATGTACTGATGGACGCACCATTAAACACGGTGCATTCGCTCACCAGGACAAAGCCGTCGTTCCTATGGTATGGCGACACCAACACCAGTCGATTGAGAATGTTCTTGGCAACGGTGTGTTGATTAACGGCAAGAGCGGTGTTAAATTCGCCGCAACTTTTAACAACACGTCGGCTGGCCAGCACGCCAAAGAATTGATCAAACACGGCGATATTCGTTCGTTATCGATCTACGCAAATCGGGTAGTCGAACACGAGAAGCTGGTTCAATCTGGTAACATTCGCGAGGTGAGTCTTGTGTTTGCCGGTGCGAATCCAGGCGCGACCATTCAGAACGTGTTCGTACATAGCGACGATCCGTTCGAAGAAGACACCTATCGGGAACATGAGGTCATCATACACTTTGACGAGGACATTGTGATTCCGGAAGAAGTCTCGGAACCTATCACCCATGCCACAGAAGACCCAACACTCGGCGATGTTTTAAACTCATTCAACGAAGATCAAATGACCGCTTTGCTTGGGGCTTTACAGCTTGCGAGTGGTGGTAGTATCGAGAATCCTACACCGGCTAAAGATGGTGAGGTAACGTTCGAACAAGCATACGGCAGTTTAAACGAGGAGCAGCGAGGGGCATTCGACTATATCGTCGGCCTTGCGCTACCATTAGAAGAAACTGTCAAACAAGAAGACGACAGTCAAGGAGAAACTATGACCACAAATGATATTCACAACATTTTCGAAGAGGGTGACGATCCCGCCGCTGTTTCCCACGCAGAATTGAACGACGTTCTGTTCGGGGCCATCACCAGCAAAGTGTCTTTATCCGACGCCGTTGTGTCACACGGGATTACGAACATTCAGGACATGTTCCCTGACAACAAACTGGTCGAAAGCGGCGGACCGGCCGTATACGACGACGATCAGGTGTGGGTTGGCGAAGTGTTGAAGCGCGTTCGCCGGACACCGTTTGCCCGCATCAAGTCCAGCTATGCTGACCTGACCCCTGATGAGGCGCGAGCCAAGGGGTACGTCACCGGTGCCGAGAAATTCGAATCCGTGTACCAGGTAGCTACTCGGGTCACCAACCCGCAGACCGTTTACACCAAGCAGAGTTTGGATCGCGACGATGTCATAGACATTGTGGATTTCAATGTCGTGACCTGGATGAAGGCCCAGATGCGTAACAAACTGCGCGAGGAACTGGCGCAGGCCATTCTGATTTCTGACGGCCGTGTGGTAACGGACCCGGACAAAATCATTGAAACCAACATCCGCCCGATTATGTCGGATGAGGATTTCTACGCCCACAAAATCGAATTCGATGGCAACGACACCACTTTGGACATCATCGACGGTGTGACCGCCGGTCGTATCTACTACAAAGGTTCTGGTGCCCCGGCCATGTTCATCGCACCGAGCGAATTGACCAAGATGATTCTGATTCGCGATGCCGACGGCCGCCGTATTTACGACACCGAGAAATCTCTCGCCGCCGCTATGCGGGTCAGTTCAATCGTCGAAGTTCCGGCGATGGAAGGGCAGAAAGATGAGAATGGCAATCTGTTGATCGCCATTGTTGTCAATCTTCGCGATTACGTGTTGGGCGCTGACCGTGGTGGACAGACCACGATGTTCGACGATTTCGACATCGACTTCAACAAGCTGAAGTATCTGTTGGAAACCCGCGTTTCCGGTGCGCTTGTTAAAGCGAAATCCGCCTTGGTCTTCACACAGGGCCCCGTTACGTCAACCGATGTTCCGCCCGCAGCGGCCAATTCGCTGAGCCCGTACGAGGTGTAAGAGAATGCCTCGATACCACGGCGTAATAGGCGTAAAAGGGGCTCCTGTTGAGGTTGCCCCTGGGATTTGGGAAAGTGAGATTGTCGAAGAGAGTGTTACTGGCGATATTCTTCTTAAACCATCAAGATGGAGCGGTACCGAGTTGTCTCAAGACAAGATTACCGCTAATCATATTTTGAGCCTGTTCGCTTCGGAATCAACGGATTATTACGCAGACATTGTTTATGTTGTCTGGCAAGGTCAGAAGTGGGTTGTGACGAATATTGAGTATTTGCGCCCACGAGTAAAACTAACTCTGGGGGGTCTTTACGATGGATGACAGGTTATATTTACACAGTCTTCTCGAATCGACTTTTCCAGAGTTAGAGGTTTACTACCGGCCTGGTAATTTCCCTCTCACATACCCTTGTATTGTGTACGAGAAAGTCACGCATGAGTCTATTCATGCCGCAAACTCTCCGTACGTAACTGGAACAACTTATCAAGCGACTATATTAGCCTTGACGCCAGGTTTTAACGACACCAAACGGATGTTGCAAATCCCTGGCACAAGGCATAGTCGTGAATTCATACTTAATGATGTTGTCCACGATGTCTATGAGATTCGTGTCAACTCAGCATAAGGAGAAACACCATGCAATTGGATTTTAACGACCCAACCAAAAAACTGTACGAAACCGGTTTAGACCGCGGCGTTTTTTATCTCGCCGATTTTCCTACGGGACAGCCTCATGACGCCAATGTTTGGTTTGGCCTTACCAGCGTCAATGAATCTCCGGCCGGGGCAGAACCGACGGACCTTTACGCTTCCAACGAGATCTACCTGACTTTGATTTCGCCGGAAACCTTCGGATTCACCATCGAGGCCTACACTTATCCTGAACGATTCGCCCTTTGCGACGGCAGCTACGAGGCCGTTCCGGGGTTCGAGGTGTCAATGCAGCCTCGCCATTCCTTCGGCCTGACTTATCGGACCAAAATCGGTTCCGACGCCGGTGGTAGCGAACTTGGCTACAAGATTCATCTGATTTACAACGCCAAAGCTGCGCCGAGCGAGAAAGCCCGCGCTACTGTGAACGAATCGCCCGAAGCCGTAACCTTCAGCTGGGAATGCTCCACCACACCTGTCCCGATGACCGGCTTCAAGAACACCGCCAAAATCACCCTCGATTCCACGAAACTGACTCAGGCACAGTTGGAAGCAGTTGAAACGGCTCTTTACGGTGGGAGTGACCCGGACGCAGACCCGTATCTGCCTACTCCGGACGAATTGATGGTTTTGCTGCAGACACCGCCGCGTTTTGAGGGTACAAACAAAGCTGGCAAAAACGTGAAAACGGTTAAGTTTGAGAAACGTGGAGGCAAAGATGCTGCGTAAAAAACTGACTTACGTCGACTTTGCTGGGAACGAGCGCACCGAAGAATTCCGGTTTAACTTGACGGAAGCCGAGTTGATGCGCTTGGAAACAAGCCTCGAAGGGGGTCTCAAAGAGACTCTGGAACGAATGATTGAGGCTCAAGACGCCAAAGAGATTATGCGCTTCTTCGAACGTATCATCATGATGGCCTATGGTGAGATGTCCGAAGATGGTCGCCACTTCCGAAAGGGTCAGAACGGCGAGAAAGCAGCAGACTTTAAAGAGTCAGCAGCATACGCCGCATTGTTCCGAGAGCTTATAGCAAGCTCAGAAGCGGCTGCGGCCTTCTTTAACGGGATTGTCCCGAAAGTTCCCTCTAAGGGACAGTCCGAAAAGGCCCAAGTGTAATGTGAGGTGAGAGAATGTTGACACTAAAGTTGGATGGCGTTGAACTTTATGATGCTGACGAAGAGCTATTCCTTCTTACCAAACCTACTACGGTTCGGTTAGAACATTCTCTCATCTCTATTTCAAAATGGGAGTCTGTTTGGGAAAAACCTTTCATTCCACCCGATGGGATGATTGCTGAAAAGACTCCGGAAGAATTAAGAAGCTATGTGGGGTGCATGGTAATCGGTCAACGACCGCCTATGGACACGATCTATCAAATCATGTACTATCACTCAGCTGAAATAGATGCTTACATTAACAAACCACATACCGCGACGATAATTACACGACGTGGTAATACTGGTGGTATGAGAAGAAGGTATACCGTAACATCTGAACTCATATATTTTTGGATGATTCAGTACAACATACCTTTTTCATGTGAAAAGTGGCATCTTAATCGCCTCATGATGTTAATAGAAGTGTGTGAGGTGAAAACGACTAAACAGGGTAAAGTTCCGCGAAAAGATGTCTATCGCGAATACTCCGCTATGAACAGGCAGCGTAAAGCTGCTGGGCGGTATCGATAGGGGTGGCTTATGTTACGAGTTAGAGTACCTACCTTTAAAGACACTAAGACTCGATTGGGATATTTAAGAACAATAAGTCTTGAACGAACCATCTACAGAGCCGCGGAAGCTGGTTTACAAGCACTTCAACGTGCCACACCAGTTCGTACTGGCTTGACCGCTTCTTCCTGGTATTATGTGGTCGAACCAGGACGTGAGATGTACACTATACATTGGCACAACTCCATGAATGCTGGCGACGTCCCATTAGTAGTGATTTTAGATGTTGGACACGGGACCGGTACAGGCGGTTATGTCTCTGGTTTACATTTCATAGGCCCAGCAGTCAAGCCTGTTTTCGAAGACATGAGAATGGACGTTGAAAAGATTATTCATGGGAGGTGATTATGGCTAGCAGGGTAACTACCGAAATCCTCGCTATGAAATTCGACGCACGGAGTTTTAAAGCAGGCATAGAATCGACTATACAATACGTCGACAAGATGAAAACCGCGTTGACGTTTACAAAACCTATTAAGGAGTTCGATGATTTAGATCGTGCAGCGCAACGTTTTGTTGCCTTTGAAGTGTTGGGTTTAAAAGCAGAAAAGATGGTTAAAAGTGTGTCTGCTATGGTAGTAGCGAGCGGTATACTCATCTCTAAAACTGTCTCATCTGCACTATCCGGACTCAATACACTTTTCCAAGAAGCGGTAATGCAGCCCATGAAAGATGGTATGGCTGAATTCGAACTTCAAATGGGGTCTATCCAAACGATATTGGCTAATACCAAATCTAAAGGCACTGGCCTTGGGGAAGTAACGGCCGCGCTTGACGAGTTGAATCAATACGCCGATCTTACCATCTACAATTTTGGTGAGATGACAAGAAACATTGGTACCTTTACAGCTGCTGGTGTAGATTTAGATCAGTCTGTTCTTGGTATCAAAGGTATTGCCAACTTAGCCGCCATATCAGGTTCTAATTCACAACAAGCGTCTACAGCAATGTATCAACTTTCGCAGGCGATTTCTACAGGCACTGTGAAGTTAATGGACTGGAATAGCGTTGTTAACGCTGGTATGGGCGGTGAAGTCTTTCAGAACGCCCTTGTTCAAACCGCTTTAGTAGCAGATGACGTTAGTGCAAGTACTAAATCTATGCTCCAGGACATAGTATCAGGGGAAAGAAGTTTCAGAGACACTCTCCAAGAAGGTTGGTTGTCTGCGGACGTCTTACTCGACACCTTGTCCCAGTTTACCGGCGACATGACTGATGCTGAATTAGCTGCTATGGGGTTTAACGAAGAGGAGATACGAGGTATACAAGAACTCGCTGACACCGCAGTTGACGCAGCGACCAAGGTTAAGTCCGTAAGTCAAATCATAGATGTTTACAAAGAAGCTTTAGGGACTGGGTGGGCTGATACTTGGAAGTTGATCTTTGGTGACTTCTATGAAGCGAGAGACCTCTTTACTTCTATCAGTGAAGCTTTAGGTGATGTGATCTCAAGCAGTGCTGAGAAACGAAACGAGATGGTAGAGATGTGGGCTGTAGGTGGTGGGCGTTCTGCCGCTATACAAGCTTTCTGGGAATTCGTACGTGCTGTTCAGAACGTAAGTACAGCAATGCGAGATGCTTGGGAAGACATCTTTCCACCGGTCGAAGCATGGCAGCGCGGTCGGGATCTTGTTACAGTTACAAGAAGTATCCGCGACTTCTTGACTAAGATAGCCGATGGGTTGGAGAAAGCTGATCGGTTTAAGGACTTCATTCGTGGAATTGCAGCGGGCTTCGACATTCTCAAAATGGCAGCTAAAGCTTTAATTATACCCTTTGAGGGTAGTGGTGAAACTGTCACAAAGGTTTTAGATGGGCTTATGAACATCCTTTCTCGTTTCGGGGATTGGGTAGTGGGCCTACGAGAAAAAATCATAGAGAACAACACCTTCGAAGTATGGATTCGAGAGGCTATGGAGTGGCTTGCTGAAGCGAAAACAACTTTAGAGGGGTTTATAAACACTTTCCTCAACCTCAAACCGGTTAAAGCCTTTGTCGATTGGCTTGGTAAGCTTGAAAAGCAAGATGCCATAGACTTCTTCGATAAGCTCGGAAAGACTGTAGATAAACTTCGTGGTTATTTTCGCACTATCAAGTTTGAGATTCGCCGATTCTTAGATGTTATGGGTGATTTGAAGACTGTAAAACTGCTTAGCACATACCTTAAAATTCTTGACTTTTCTCCAATCATCGATTCTCTCAAAGGGCTTGGTGGTGTCTTAAAGAAGGTATTCCCGTCGCTTGGTGAAGCGTTTTCAGATTCGTTTGGTGGTAAAGATGTTGTTGGCACATGGATTAAGAGGATTCTTTCATTAGATGACGCCTTCTCCACGAGCAAACTGTTTACACCAGACGGGGTTAGTTTAGCCAAGAAGTCTATAGGTTTGGTAGGGAAAGCTATAGAGAAGCTTACCGGTTTCGCCGAGGGCTTTTTGGGTTTTGCAGGAACCTTCATCGAAGGGCTTGGTAGTGCTTACACAGCTATATCCGAGTTCATAGACAAAATCTTTGTTTATGTTGGACCGCAGCTAAACAAACTTCTCGACCACTTCATAACAGGTGGTCTTAAGTTGGTAGAAGGCATCCTTAACACTTTCAGTAAGATGGATTGGAGTGAGGTCGGAACAGCGATTAACACTGGTTTATTTAGTGCTTTAATGGGTGGGGTTGGTCTTGCAATAACAAAATTCCTCACGACGGATTGGATAGGTGATTTTAAGGCCGCTTTCTTAGGTGAAACTTCATTAGGCGGTCGTCTGGATCAGTTATTTGCCCCGTTTAAAGCCTTAGAAGGTGTTCTAACCTCCTACCAACAGAACATCAAAGCCGACACTTTACAAAAGATTGCGATAGCGATTGGTGTTTTGGCTTTATCTGTTATAGGGTTGTCTTTTATTGACCCTGGTAGATTGGCCGTTGCGACAGCCGCCATAGGAGCTCTTCTCGTTGAGTTATTTGGGAGTTCAAGTCTAACAAAGACTCTTTCGACCAAAGAAGCAGCGAAGGCTTCCGGGATTCTTATATCTTTGTCTGGTGCATTACTTTTACTATCTAGTTCTGTTTCAAAGATGGGTCAACTTGATCCGGACGAAATTGAACGTGGTTTACTCGCTATATCTGCTTCTCTGACAGCATTAGTAGTTGCTACACGAGAGTTTGGTGGCGGGAAAGGTAAAAAGATAATCAGTTCATCAATTGCCATGGTTATAATGGCCGAAGCTTTAATAATCCTTGCAGGTGCTGTTTGGTTATTTGGTCATATGGACATGGTAACCCTTGAGAACGGTTTGGCTGGCGTGGGAGTAGCGTTAGCTGAGTTTGCTGGTTTTTCCCGTTTAGTTAATTCTAAAGGGGTGCTAAAATCAGCGATAGCGACTGGTGTATTAGCCGCAGCCGTTGGTATATTAACGATAGCGGTCAAACGATTCGGTGAAATGGATCCCGCTGTCTTAGAACAAGGTTTGTTATCTGTTGCTGCTGGTTTAGGTGAGTTGGTTTTAGCGACACAAGGTATGCCAAAGGATTCTGAGTTAAAGGCTGGGTCCTTGTTAGTCTTGTCTGGCGCACTTGTAGTTATGTCCTACGCTCTTCAAACGTTAAGTGTGTTGAGCTGGGACGATATTGCAAGGGGGCTGACCGCTATAGCTGGAACACTCACTTTAATGGTTGTCGCTTTGGATCTTATGACTGGGACTATAGCGGGTTCAGTGGCTTTAGTTATTGCTAGCGGCGCGATTGTTATAATGTCGTACGCATTAACTCAATTCGCAGAACTGGATTGGGAAGACCTAGCAAAAGGCTTAGTTGCTGTAGGCGGGTCGTTAGCCCTATTGGTTATAGGACTTGAGTTGATGACAACGGCTTTACCCGGTGCAGCAGCACTACTCGTTGCTAGTTTTGCGATGATGATTCTAGCAGGCGTTATAGAACGTCTGGGTACTCTCGGATGGGAAGTAATGCTCACTGGTTTAGCTGGCTTAGCCGCAGTCCTTGCTATATTAGGCGTAGCAGCAGCCTTAATGACACCCGTTATACCGTCTCTTATGGCATTAGCTATCGCTATAGGAATCATAGGGATAGCCTTCGGAGCGATTGGAGTTGGTATAGGAATCGCTGCCGCCGGCATATCTATGTTCTTGTTAGCTTTCGTTGCCTTCTTAGAGATAGTTTTAACGGAGGGTGGTAAACTAATCGAGTTCTTGCCACAGATCGGCGAAGCTATCATAGAAACGGTTGTTGCAATGATCGTGAAGCTTGGTGAATCTGTCCCTCTATTAGTAGAAGCCGCTGAAAACCTTATTCGCGGGTTCTTGTCCGCCGTTGTTAACGTAACACCCGACATAATCACAAGTATATTTACTCTTATAGGTACTTTACTTGATGAATTGTCCGCTCATACCGAGGAGTTTACTCTTAAAGGTGGACAAATCTTAACCGATTTCCTAAATGGAGTGGCTGAGAATTTGGACGATGTTATCGTTGCAGCAGCAGATGTTGTTATCGCTTTTATGGATGGGTTATCCGAGAAACTACCAGATTTAGTCGATGCTTCATTCGATTTTATCGAAGCTTTCTTGGATGCTATGACCGCTGCTATCGACGAAAAACTTCCGGACTTAATCAAGAAATTCAATGCGTTGGGACTATCCCTAGTTAAAGGATTGATTGCGGGCATTCTCGGTGGAATCCCTGATTCTATAGAGGCTGCTAAAGATATTGGGCAATCAGTATTAGATTCTGTTGCTAAGATATGGGACGCACATTCACCATCAAGAAAAGCAACTGCGTTGGGTCAATACTTTACGGTAGGCCTGATGAATGGGTTTCTTGGAGAAGAAGGAAGTCTGGAAGCTGCTATGTTGGCAATGATTAACGAGGTGTTGAAAGTCTTTGCGTCTCGTGTAGATGATTTCGAATTAATCGGAACTGTTTACGCTAGAAAATTCCTCGTTGGTTATGTGTTGATGTTCAAGAAGGAAGGCAACGTCATTGTAGAACTTATGCGTATGCTTTTAGATAAGTTAATTCCATATTCTAAAAACTACGAGAAGCTCGGATACGACTACGCCTATGCACTACTTCTTGGCTTTGACAAAACCGTCATTATGAATTATGACATGTGGATTCTTATTTTAGAAGAACTACTATTAGAATTACGAACTGTATTACCATTGTTCATACAGTTAGGAGAAGCACAAGCTACCGCTATAGTTGACGGTTTCCTTCTCAAAGAAGCATATTTGAGAGAAAAGATGTTAGCTGTCTTAGCGATGGCCGCCGCAATCCTTTCGACAACGATGAAGCAGTTCTACTATGTTGGTACTAACATAGTTGATAGTATAGCACAAGGGATACGTGACAATACGGCAAGCGCTATTGCCGCTGCTCAAGCCTTAGTAGATGGTATAAATTCGGCGTTAGATGGTATTAACTCGCCTGATTTACCCGGTTCTGGTGGTAGTGGCGGCAGTGGTGGTGGTAGTGGTCCGTATGGCTCTACGTATATTCCTGTGGTAAGCTCGGGTACACTTGGTGTTAGAGGGTTCAGAGCGGTTTCTTCTCGAGTAAAGAGTTCTGCTAGTTCTGTTGCATATTCTTCTAGTGTCGGTTCGATTGGTTCTCAAGCATCTAATTTAACACACGGAGAGAACGAAGCTACAGTAACGTTCGTTCAGAACAACTATTCTCCGAAACCATTAGATCCGATAGAGATTTATCGTCAAACAAACAATCAGATCTCAAGACTGAGAAGGAGTAAGTTAGGATGATAGATAGCATATCTGTAACTAGCGATTATGGAAAGCTAACTATCGATTTGAAGGACCCAAGTACAAGTGGTTTTTTCATTGTTGACATAGAGGGTCTTGGACCACCGAAAGCGGACATCATAACAACGACTGCGCCGAGTGTCGATGGTTCAAGATTCAATATGTCTCGAACAAACCAACGCAACCTCACGCTAACTATCGGCGTCCTTGGACTTAACAATGACGTGGACGGTACTCGGCAGAGTTTATACCGATATTTCCCGATTAAAAGATCGGTGAGATTCGGTATAAAACTGCCGAATCGTGATGTTGTCATCGACGGGTATGTCGAATCGATTGAAGCTCAGATATTCAACAAAGTAAGTCACAACGTCATCTCTTTGATTTGTACAAAGCCCTACTTTCGTAAACGTCTAAACGATGTGATATATTTGAATGCCGCCATTCCTATGTTCGAGTACCCGTTTCAAAACGAGGGACTCGACCCGACATTGATTATGGGTGAGATCATATCTCGGTATTCATACGATGTCAATTACGAAGGGGATGTGCCAACGGGCTTAACGATACAGATGACCTTCGCCGGACCAGTGGAAGGCTCGATAAGGCTCCAAAACCACGTCCTGACAAACTTTTTTCATGAAATACAAACCATGGCGATAGATACTAGGATGGTAGAGACAATAACTGGTGGCTCAATTCAAAACGGCGACGAGATATTTATCACAACTCACGTTGGTTCTAAGCGAATCTTCCTGAAGCGGGGAAGCACCTACTATAGTATTATTAATGCGTTAGAACCTGGAACGACTTGGTTGACCATCTATCCTGGTACGAACGCATTAGTCTTTAACGCTGAAATAGGCAACCCCTACATGAGTTCAAAAGTCTTATTTGATGTTTTGTACGAGGGGGTTTAATGTTAATAACAATTCTGAATTCAAACCGGGAAGTAGTAACCGTCTTGGACGTCTATATTTCTTTAATTTGGACAGAGCGGTATTACGAGGCCGGGGATTTCGAACTTCATTTACCTTGGAACGACATCTCGGCAGAAGGAGCTAGAAAGGATTACTTCGTCGTCATACCCGATAGTAACCGGGTAATGATTATCGAAGACGTTCGTTACTTGGTTAGTACATCGAATGAAAGAACTATTGTCCTTAAGGGGTCCTCCGTCGAACGTTTACTTGACGGACGAGTCATATTAGAGGACTTAGACTTGATAGACATTAACTTCCAAAACATGGTCTTAGCTCTTTTGTCTGTCAACGTCATAGCGCCAGAGAATGATAAGCGTTGGCTTGTCGGCTGGGAGAGTTCTGTTAGTTCAGACCCAGCCGTCGATAAAGTTGCGTTGACCGGACAATACCCAAAACAGAGCCTATACGAGTTTATCAACAACGGATGCGCGCTCAATAACATCGGGTTCAAAGTTGAAACAAACGTTAACCGTGCCTTTGTGTTTAGTTTGTATGCTGGGGTGAATCGATCCCAAGAGCAAACTGAGCTTCCGCAAGTCATATTTTCGGAAGAGTATGACAACATCTACCGGGGTAGTTACTATGTTGCCACTGCTGGCGCTAAGACAATAGCTTTGGTTACTACGGAGGACCCTGTCTTGATGGAAGAAGATATTTGGACTTGGGAAGGCGACAACAGCAGAGAACCAGCACCCGAGCCAAGTGGCCTTGAACGTCGTGAGATGGTGGTCGATGGGAGTCGTATATCTCGAACGGATGAAGATGACACGGAATACACGGACGATGAAATGCGCGACTTTCTACGTAATGACGGTCGAACAGCTTTAGGGGAAACTAAGCATATTAACATGTTGGATGGGGAGGTTCTGTCTACGACTTACAAGTATGGTCGGGACTACTTCATCGGGGATGTGGTTCAATACGTTCTCGACCGATGGTCGGCTACGGCTAGAATCGTCGAGGTCATTCGTTCATATTCTACTCAAGAAATCAAGACGTATGTGTCATTCGAATTCAATAACTAAGGAGATACCATGACAGTATCAAGTGGATTTTTCAATTCTATTGAGCATGATCGACAGTATAGCGCTGACGATCATAACTCATTGTTCGATGGGATCCTTACGGACGGCATCATACAGGCCGTTCCCGGGACACTTATCGTATACGCACACGCGGGTATGAACATTAAAGTCGCGTCGGGTAAGGCGTGGTTTAATCGTCATTGGTTGAACAATGACACAGATTATATTTTGACAATTGAGCCGCCGACACCCGGTCTAAATCGTATAGACATTGTCGCGATTGACGTCGATACGCGCGTAGATACGCGGAAACTTCAATTAGTGGTCATCCGTGGCAGTGCGGCCGCTGACCCCGTAGCCCCCGACCTGATCCATACCTTGGAACACAATCAGTATGCCTTGGCCCATATTTACGTTGGTGATAGTGTTACTGAGATTACCCAGGTTGACATCACAAACAAAGTTGGGACAGCGGAAACCCCGTTCAGCACCGGTATACTTCAAACCGTTAACATTGAGGATCTGTGCGCTCAACTCGAAGCTGAGTTTATGGTGTGGTTCGATCACATGAAGGATCAGCTTGACGACGATGCTGCTGGTAACCTTCAA